GCGGCTTTAACTAAGTCTACACGCTTTGGAAGGTCGGTATTCTTCATCAAGTTATGTTTGATGTTGTTATCCATTCCTTCTGCGTATTCAACAATTTCTTCATACGTCATAGAACCATTACGAATCGCAAGTAGTTCTTCTGCATCTGGACGCTTAACAAGAATCTGACCAGTGGTCAATATTTCTTCGCCCATTCGCAATAAACGAACAAGGTGCATTGCATGTTTGGTATCATAACCGAACTGTTCTTCAAGGACAGAACGTTTTTCATTACGATGCTTTTTCCATGTCCAATACTGGTCATGATTCTGCAAGAATTCCTTAAAGACTTTCTTGTTATATTTTACGATGACTTGTGGTGAACCTAATTCTTCGCGGTTACCATGAAAATCAGTATTCAATTTTCCAAATCTATCATAGATATGTTTGCCTTGTGCAAAGTACACACCATAGATATCATTACCATAAGGTACAAGTCTGTGGTCGTCATTCCATTCGTCGATGTCAAACTTCAACATCTTGTCATTACCGAAGTACTGAACCAAAGAAACATAGTCTTTGGGAACGGGTGCTTGTTCATCGGCTGGATTATTAATCCATTTGTTATGACCTTTAATACGCTTCAATTGTGAGAAGGCATAACCAGAAGTTGTATGCGCGATCTTTTGTGACAATAAATCGTCACGATGACTACGAATATAATCATACGCTTCTGTACGGAAGATGATATCAGAATCATCAACCCATAACGTTTCGATAATATTTGGGTTACAATCTACACACAGTTTAAAGAAGTGACGCAGTTCAAATAACTTAGTATCTTCTTCATCCTGATCTTCACATTCTTTAATAACGTGAAAAGGTGCAAGGATGTTAATTGGGTCGGCACAAAATACACCACGGAAGTCCACATCGGACGTAGGTAGATTTGTACCATATGAGATAGAACCCGCGTAATGCTTGACTAACATGTTGTCCTTCATTAGTTCGGCGGGGCTTCTAACAGATTTAATTTGGTGGGTAAACATTATATTCTCTATAAACTAAAATAACCATATAGCGCATACTATACACTATATGGTTACAAAAGTCAAGGACTATTTTATATCATTTATCAAGCTTATTCGATATTTTATCTTCGCGTGAATCTGATTTGGGTACACCTACTTCTTCCATACCTTCCATCGCCGCTTCAAGGAAATCAACTTCTAATTTGTCACATTCTACCAATACATCTTCAGCAACATCACCAAAGTTTTTTGACTGGAATTTTTTACCATTGAATGTATACCAAGCGCCCGACTGTGTAACTACACCAAGCTCTTTAGCAACTTCCAATAGACCATTATATGGATCCATTCCAGTTTCATATGGTACTTCAATAGTCACCGATTGGAACGGTTGTGCAAATCGAGTCTTGTGACCCAAACACTTCATTTTAATACCAGTAACGTGTTGCTTATCAGACTTATCGTTTTTGAGTTTAAGTTTGGTTATTAATACAATTTGCGACAGCGAATATTGCACCGCGTCTTTAATTATCCAAGTTCCTTCACCATTTCTAATATCTTGGTTCTTGTATACTTGGTCAGTAACAACCATTGTTATATTACTCTTCTTGATAGCATGTACAAGCGGACGAAGCATAGCTTTTAATTGCTTGTTCTTCTGACCTTGGTCACCTTTAACAATACCCTTCTTGGTATAATTTTCAGCTTCCGTATCAGTTATCAACATGTCAAGACTATCACAGCCAATAAAAAGTTTTGGGGCATTTGGATCATCGCCGTATTGCTTTTTATAACCTTGAATAATAGTAGACGTTATATTAATAACATCTGAAATAGTATCCACGTGAACGTGGGTATACATATCTTCACTGGTATCAACTCCAATGGCGGTGACGAAAACATCGTCTAACGCATTTTCTGAATCAATAGCCACAACAAAACAATCTTCCTTCTGCGCTTCGCGCATAAGGTTACAAAGTATGTATGATTTACCAGCACCAGCTGGTCCAGTTAATGCAGTCAATCTACCTTGTGGGATACCACGATTGAACTGCTTTGATATAATTTTATTTAAAACATAATTACCTGTTGAAATCCACCAACGTGGGGGAGCTGCCTCCCCCACATCAAATCCAGACTTCTCAAGGGTTTTGTTTATCCCTGCAATGAAGTCAACCATTATAAGTTACCTTATTCGGCTGATGCTTGCTGGCGTTTACGAATCATGTCCAAAACAGCGTCGCCCTTTTCAGAGTATTCGCCAGCTGTTTCTGCTGGTGTAGATTCTTCAACTTCAACCACAGGTGTAGATTCAACTGCTGCAACTACTGGTGTAGATTCAACTGTTGTTGTAGTTTCTGCCGCAGGTGTTGCAGCATTACCGCCAGAGTTACCACCATCTTCATAGTGTTCGCCTGTAAGTGAAGCTGTTAACATTGCTTCCATCTTATCAAGATCCATCGCACCAGGAATCAATGTTGACAAGTCAATCATTTCATCTGTAACGAATGCAATTTCATCTTCTGTTAAAGATGTGCTACGACGTGAGAATTTTGAACCTACGTCATATTTTGGATTGCCACCTTGACCTTCAGTCTTCTTGATGATAAAATCATAACCTTGTGAATAGTCGAAAGGTATCGCATCAAGGTCACCACTCGTAAGTGATTCTTTGATAACACTGTAAAGTTGGTAACCCAAATTAAGGTAGCAAACTTTTCCTTCTGAATTTTCACCAGTGGTTGCATCTGGAGCCAGTGGGTCTTCGATAATCAACGCTTGAACAAGATGTTGCTTTTTGCGCCAGTAGTTCTTGCCGTTTTGTGAACCATCACCTTCTTCCTTATAGAAAGCAGTTGATACGCTACATACTGGGCAATCTTCATTTACCATTTTACGGCAAGGGACTGAACGACGTTCGCCGTTGATTGTGAGATTGTGCATAAGTTTTTCTACCATGAATCCTAATGGGTTATTCTCATTAGCATCTGGTAAGAAGCGGACTGTTGCGGTTTCACCAAATTTCATATCCCAGAACTTGTAATAGTTACTTGGACGTGATTCGGTAGTATCGGATTTTGTAAATACAGCTTGGAGCTGTTCTATAGTGAGTGCCATTTTCGTTTCTCCTTCATTTCTTATTATTATTATCTAAATTGGCTTTTCTTATCAATAGGTTATTTAAGCATTGCCTATCAATGCGACACATAATATCAAACTTTAATATTTCTGTCAAGTGTATTTATCATTTATTTTTAAATAGTTTCAATTAAAATTAGGTTACTAAAAGATATTCAATATAAAATACTAATATTGTACAAATCTAAAATTTCAGGCGATGTTAATGCCCTATCAAACATTGCCACTTCGTCTATAGTAACATCACTATTAGCCACAGAATCTTCATCGCTTAATGTAAAGTCATTTACTGCAATGGTAACAGCTAACGTACTTGAACCTACAGACGCACCGTTTACAAATAGTTCAAAATTGGTGCCCGTTTTAACACACACTACGTGGTATGTTGTTTCTACAACGTATGGGAATGACGGACCATTTACTCCCCAGACCGCAAATTCCAATACGTCGGCGACATTGGTACGGTTAAGGGATAATGCGTTTCCTGCTCCCGTACCACCAAGAATAAATATTCTTTCCCAACCGGTCAGAGCGTGAATCTTAAGTGATATTGCTATCGATCCATCAGTATTCCAGTAACTCAAATCTTGTGTATTATTAATCATCCGTATATCAATACCGTCAAATCTACATGCTGTATCTACATCATTGGTTATTAGTCCCATTGTGTTTAATGTTGGACTACCAAAGTAAGTACCGTTGTTGCTATTTCCTGATGCATCGACTGCTGTCGTACCACTCGATTCCCCCAAACGCCAATATGCTGTTGGTGAATATGAAAGTACCTTTTCACTATATGTAATAATATGACCCAAATCATATAAACGTAAAACTTCGGTTGAGGTTAAAACATCAGTATGTATAGAAACTTCATCAATGTCGCCTTGGAATTCATACCCAGCAACTCCGTTGCCATGTCTACCAAGGTTAACTGCTAAAGCAGTGGCTATTGTTCCTGTCAATGTGTCAAGTGTAACTGTAGGTATTCGTTCGACACTATCCACATAGAAGTGACATCCAGAAGCATTTGTACTACCATCATATGTAAACACCAATTGATGCCAGTTGCCGTCT